GGCGCCAGGAACCGGATTACCTGCACCAAAACCTCCAAGGCCAGCCCATCCTAAGATCATGCTGCTTGCCCTTGTGCTGGTGCCGAGGCGCCTTGCGTGTCACCCTCGGCAGTCGGCTTCACAGTGCCGAGATCGAATGTGATGTCGTATTGCTTGGCGAGCTTGTCTTCCCGAGCGCGCTGCCTGAACACGGCACGATAATCGCCGCCCTGGCGCGCAATCTCGATTTCCCAGGTGGATAGCCCACCAGCAATTCGCAGCAAAGCGGCTTGGGTTTCTTTCAGCTCATCGATCTGGCCGCGACCGGCGCCAACCCACGCACATTGGAAAAGAGCTTCCTTCACCACGGCATTCGTATAGCCGTTTTGATAGAGAATGCGGTAATCGTAATTGCGCGGCAGCGGTAGCGAGCCGGCATTCAGCGCCTCTTCGGCGTAAAGCTGAAAAACGTAATCGGCGAAACGATCCGCAACAAACTTTTTGCGAGCCGCCATATGCTTCTGCGTCTTCAGCATTGACGATTTTCCGGACGAATAATTCGTCTTCGAAAAGTCGTTTGCGAATTCCTCGTACGAGACGCCGAGCCCAGCCGCGACGTGCCGCAGCAAGCTCACTTCGAATTCAGTGCCGACGCCGCCCGGTGTACCAAGTGGCTTTGCGGTCATTTTTGTGCCGGGGAACAGATGCGGGATTTTCGCACCATCAACCGTGACCGCACCCGCATTCGAAAGATATTGCTGCACACCTGTCAAATAGGTTTGGACGAAGCTCATATAGCCGGCTTGCGGGTCTGCCGAGGTATGGGCACCCATCGCCGCCGCGACAACTTCGCTCGGCAGCTCCGATTCGATCGTCGCGGCATAGCTCGCATTGATCACGGCATTCTGCAAAACGATTTCTTGGAATCGTTTGGTCATCCGCATTTGCTTTAGAACCGCAGTCAAACCGGAGATGCCGCGAGTCTGACTCGGCTGAATGGTGTCTTTGATGTGGGCAATCATTGGACGGCCCCACGGCTTCTCCGCAGCGACACGAGTCCAACTGAAAGGAAACTGGCCCTGATAGAATTCGGTCGGATATGTGTCGCGGATATGATACGCGATGGGCTTTCCGCGAGCATCTTTCTCGACACCGTTCCGCAGCGTTGCGGTATCTATCTCTCCAAGAGGATTGGACAAACGAGCTGGGGAAACCATTTGAACGGCGGAATTAAACGGCCGATCGTTTTCACGAATCCACTGAGCCGGCGCAACAACTTCGCCTGTATAAACGAAGCCGGCAACGGCGAGACGTACAAGCCCGGTGAAGGTCAGGGAGCGCGAGGCATCAAACCAACAGGCGTTTGATTCCGCCATCAGGTTGAAGCTTTCCTCAAGCGCAAGCTGAAACTCCTCGGCCCAAACGTCATCAAAGCTTTTCGAAAGATAACGCTGAAGGACAACAAAGTTTGGCTGAGAATTCAAACGATATTGAGTGCCAACAATACTATCACGATTGATGTCGACGACGCCTTGAGCATAGCCGTCATTGGTGACAATATCCCGGCCTCGGAAATCCGACTCAGTTTTATTTCCGAAGATACCATTCAGCCCGTTGATTATTTGATCGGGCGATAGGCGGCTCGGATTCCACGTCTGCGTCTCTCGACTTGTACGATCGGCCCCTTCAAGAGCCCCGCCAAAGGAAATAACTTCCGGCCGCTCGGTATCAAGTACCGTGAGCTGGCGCGAAGAGTTACGGTTACGATGGCGATTGCGTCGGGACATCTCAGAACCTAAATGTCACGGGTCGCGTGAGGGCGGTAACTTTGCCGGGATTGATGCAAGCGTCGTATTGAGCCTGCAATACTGCGATTTGCTGGGTGAGTTGCGATAGCTCTGCCGGCTTATATTCGACACGGGAGCGGAAGGCATCGACAATCACAACCACTTGCTCGCCAGATACAAGGCGATCATAGGCTCGATTGGCCGCATCAAGCCGGGCTTTGATATCCGCGCATGGCAGTGTCATTAAGCAAGTGCCTCCCCCAAGGCTGCAAAGCTATATGCGGCCGAGGGAGGTGTTGTCAATGGCTGTTCTGAACCCACCGCAGTAACCAAAGGATTCTTGTGCCATTCATCCGCCCATATTGGAGGTGCAAGCCAATCAATATGCTCGACTCTTAGGAGCTGGCTGGCACAAACCCCTAGTGTGTAATACAACAAATCCCACGCTTCGTTCCGGGTGCCCTGCGTGTTTACCCAGCCTTTTTCGGTTCGGCGCTCGCTGCAAAGCTCTTTGTAGAACCATGTCGGCAGCCAATCAGGAAACCGGATCATCCCTTTACCCGGCGATGTAGCATCGAGCCGATTGGAAACAGAATCCTTCAGGATGTTCGAATTGAGAAAGAGAACGGGTACGTCTCCCCGAGCTGCGGCCAGCTTATCTTTCCGCTTCTGATCGGGGAAGTCGATATAGGATCGCGGAGCATTAGGAACAGAGCCACCTTTTACCAGATGGAACCGACTCGCCATCCCCTTACGCTTGAGCGCACGAAAGAATTCGTAGGCGTTCGTAGTAACGCCCTCACGCCCACCGGAATCGCAGACTGTCATCTTGATTGACATCTCCCGATCGGAACCGTCGCCCAAGAGATAACGTTTCTCCATAACTTCGGTAATCAGTTGATCCCAATCCTCTTGACTTGTTGCCGGCTTAACCCACAGCCGATCACCATCTCCATCAAAACGATTTGACTTGATAACGGAGAACCTATCTACGATCGTGATGTCGAAAGGCACGCCAACACTTATGCCATGAACCTGAACAACGAAGGCGTTCTTCTGCACGTCAACCGCAGCCACTAGGAAGCGGACGCCGAGCGGCACTTTATATTCCGGCAGCGGTTCAGCTCGCGCTTGAAGCATCTCGGGCAACCGCTCAAGGGCCTCAGATTTCGGCCGGTAGGGCTCGCCGAGATCGTTGTTATAGAATTGGCGAAGGGCCTCTTCGCTCGCGGTGTTCTCATATTCGCGGCTCGCATTGATGAACTTCGCCACCAGCTCGGGCCATGTTTGAAAGCCGGCCGCAACTCCGTTGAGCCAGAACGATGCCATGCTGGTGCGCGGCGCATCCCCGACGATTTTACTATTCCGGATGCTTTGACCGTCTTTCAGCCAAACCCCGTATTCCTGCATCGTGGGGCGCTCGCTCGGTTTGATCGCGGCGCCGCAGCACGGGCACATCATTCGAACGGTATCGGCGGCATCCATCGCGTTCTCTTTGTCATCCCATTTGAGATGCGTGAATTTCCCTTCGAAATACTCCCCGCAATGCCAGCACGGCCAGTACCAGCGGCGCCGATCGCCGCGATTATAGAGGGCCAGGATGCCGGTTGTAGGCGGCGCCTGATGCGGGCTTTCAGCGATCCACCGGATATCTGTCACCTCATGCGACGGCGACGACTCGGCTACCGTCATCGCCAGAGAGCCATATGTGGTTGTCCGCATGTAAGCGAGATCGAACGGCGAGCCTTCGTCACCTACGCTATCGGGCATCCTGTCGTAGTCGGTGAGCGCAATCCGCCCAACAGGCTTTCCAGCCATTTCACTGACTGTCGGCCACGACAACGTAAGGATCATGCCCGAGGAATAAATCTTGTTTTGTTTGTTGTCGCCCGTTTTGGTTTTCAGCAATCGAGATCGCATCTCGGGGCTGTTGAAATTCAGCCGATCAATACGCCGCATAGAGAAGTCGCGCGCCGCCTGTTGCGTCGGGCCATACATGATCATGTCCATCGGATCTTGTATGACCGTGTAGGCGATGTAATTGACGATCAGCCCTTCAGTCTTACCGCTCTGCGCCGGCCCGCAAAAGATGATCGCGGATAAATCTCGGCTGGCAAGTAGGTTTTGCGGTTCCACCATGTACGGTGTTTTCTCGCGGCTCCAATGATCGGTTTGAGCCCCGAGCCGCTTGATCATCACATATTTTTCGGCAACATCCGTAACCGTGAATCGATCAGGTTTCTTGAATACCTCCGCAGCCGCGACGAATATCTCACCAACCGTTTTAAAGCGGCTCGTCGTCCTGGGGAGTAGATCGGGATCGAGATCCATCAGGTTTGGTGAAGTGCTCGATAAGTCGCTCACGGGCTGCCTCAAGAGCTGTATCAATGACATTCTGCACAGTATGAATCTGTGCGTCAGTGATATCAGTAGCAGCACGAAGCTGATCAGGAATCAACAACAAACTCATCCGGAGAGATTGAAACGCATCGGAAGCCGATTGTAGGATGTCAGGCGTAAGCCACATTTCCCCTACTTGTTCTCGGTACTTAACCCGCACCACCATCGAATCCCAAAAAAGTTTATTGAGCAACGGCGGAAGGCTTTTCGGATTCAATTTCTCCATGTATTCGATGATCATCTCTTCGGTCACAGGGATCTTGACCAACCGAGGAGCCGCATCGGCAATGCGATAAAGTGGGTTTCCCTGGCGGCCTAGCCCCACTGATCGAACACCACCAAGCTTAATAGCCACGTCGTTAGCGCGGATGCCGAAAATTACCGCGAGCTGATTGACCGAAACACCACTGTAGATCATGGCGCGGCTCTCAGGATCGAGATTGCCGCGTTCCGACATCTTGAGAGCCGGTGTTGCCATCACTTCATCCTAATTCCAAGTGTGTCAGGCGCCTCGATTTTTCGACCCGCCCATTTGCCGGCGCTCGCTTGCCATGCAACGAACTCCGGAATGTCATCGAGCAGCTTCCCGGTGTTCAAAGCATCTTCAATCGATTCGTGGGAACCAATTGCTTGATGATAACGTAGCACATCGTCGCCCTCGGAACCGTACCGGCGCATCATTTCGGTTCGAGCCAGAGCCGCGCCGCGCCAGAAACCCGGCAGGGAAAGTGTGTTTGTAATTCGCTTGTCCATCATACTCCTCCGAGCCCGGTGCCTCGGGTTTGATCGGGTGCCAGCTCCCCATTACCCTCAAGCCGCATGATAGTCCATTTTAAATAATTGCAGAGATCAAGCGCCTCTTCGTAGGCGTGCTGAAGCTGGCCCACCAGCGGCGCAGGATTGGTATCGAGCCCGGCGCCATACTTGTTGAAGCCGTGTATCGACCGCCGTAGGAGATCGGCGCGCACGGCTTCTACGACACGATCGGGCGCGACTTCAACATTCGCCGCCTCTCGGTGCTCCATCATCGCTTGACATCGCAAATCTCGGCAAAACTGA